GGAATCCTCGGGGGTTGGTTCGGTCTTCTCAGGCTCGGGCTTGGGTGCGGAGGTCAGTGCCTCGACCACCTTGGAAACGCTGAATCGGTAGGTGTTGCCCACCTTGATGTACGTTTCCTTTGGGATCAGGCCCTGTCGCACCCATGCACGCACCGTCGAGATCGAGACCGTGAAGTGCTTTGCCAAGTCTTCGATTGGCACAAACGGTTCGGTCATCTCACTTTCTCCTTACGGTAATGGTGTACTCGCTGTCCACGTTCAAGCCCGGGGGCAACAAGTCGAGGTGGGCTTCCAAGAATTGCTTCATGTTGCCCTGATGCAGACGCTTCTCAAGGAGTTCGGGGACGTTGTTCTCGACAACGAACTTGCCCATGGACTCCCAGTCACTCGTCCAGTAGCGTGTTGCCACGCCACGATAGAACAGCCCTTCGCCCGTCCGCACCGACTCGACATTCTGCTCTTTGCAGTAGTCCAGCAATGCGGCCTTGACCTTGGCCATCTGTTCCTTGAGCGCCTTCTCCTCGGCCTCGAAAGCGGCTTTCTTCTCCGAGAGGGTGGCGTTCATCTTGAGGTACACCTTGACCAGTTTTTCGACTGGTACGGTGGGCTTGCTTTCTTCTGTCATCTCGTTTCTCCTGTAGTTGTTGGGAAGTGAAGTATAGTGGCGTTTCCTCCTTTAGTCAAGCAAATCTTTATAGAGATCGACAATCTTTGAGTGAACGTCGATTTTGTTATCGAGTAAGTTGTAAACGTGTCTTTCTACACCAGAGCCCGCAAGTTGGACGACTGTCGATGGGTGGCGTTGGCCGCTCCGATGCACCCGGGCGTTGGCCTGTGCGTAGGTCTCAAGGCTGGAGGTTGGCCCCCACCAGACCACCGTGTTGGCCGCAGTCAGGGTCACACCGTGCGCGGCAGACTGGGGCTGGATCACCAGCACCCTCGGCTCGGGGTCGTTCTGGAACGCCCGGAAGATGTCAGTGCGCCTGCCTGCCGGTACGTCCCCGCTGATCACCTCGTTGGTGTACCCGTCCTCTGACAACTTCTGGGACAGGATGCTGATGACGTGCTTGAACGGCACGAAGATCAGTACCTTCTGGCTGGACTCCTCGATCACCTCGGTCAGCACGCTGTACCGTTTGCTGATGTCGAACTCCAAGGTCTCGCCCGTGTCGGAGTACACCGCGCCACAACTGATCTGGAGCAACTTGGACATGTTCACGGCGGCGTTGACCGATGTGATCTCCTCACCTGCGGCCTGAATCACCATGCGCTTCTTCAGCAGGTCGTAGTACTTCTGCTGTTGCTTGGTCAACTCGACGTTGCGGCGCACGTAGGTCATCTCGGGCAGGTCAAGGCACTCGTCCTTGGTGTACCGGATGGCCGGTTGCAGTGCGTTGTACACGGTCTGCGTCGCGTTCTCCTTGGCCACCCAGCGGTAGTTCGTCAACTTCACCATGACTTGATCACGGAAGGACGAGAAGAACTTGGGTACACCTTGGGGGTTGACCAACTTGGCCAGCCCGTAGGCGTCAAGGGGCGACTGAGCGGCAGGGGTGCCGGTCATCATCCACAGCCACGTGTCATGCTTGATCAGGGAGTTCAGCACCTTCCAGCGTTTGGTCATGCTGTTCTTGTAGGCGTTGGCCTCGTCCACCACGATCAGGTCAAAGCCGCCGCGCTCGATGTCGTCGGCGACGATCTCCACACCGTCGTAGTTGATGATGACGAATTCAGCGGGGCCGTTGATCACGGCACGGCGCTTGTCCTTGGCACCGTAGGCGATGTCCACGTTGCGGTGCATGGCGAACTTGAACAAGTCAGCACGCCATGCCGAATCCATGATGGACAGTGGGCAGATGACCAGCACCCTACGGATGCGGTTGGCCTTGAGCAGATAGTCAGCGGCCCAGATGACGGAGCCGGTCTTTCCGGTGCCCTGCTCGTTGAGGCAGAACGCACGGCGGTTCATCGTGAGGAACGCCGCAGTGGTGCGTTGATGATCGAAGGGTCTGTGCTGGCCGGGCCAGTCGTAGCGCCCGAGGATAGGGGAGGGTACGTTCTTGATGCGGAGGTTGCGCAGTACCTGTGCCTCGTCGAGGCCCCAGTGCACAACGACTTGATTCCCCGGGAGTTCTTTGCTCTTGGGGATGACCGTTGTGATCTGCTGAGGATTGCGCACCCTCAGCAGTAAAGCCTTGTTCTCAATGATTTCCATCGTTTCTCCGCAGACGGCTTGACGGCACGAAGTGGGTCTCCACTCGTGCACGTCGCTGTCGAATTTTTACTGTACTGCTATGCGCAGTGTCGGTCAAGAGGGTTTCTTACCACCCGGTTCACGCACGCTATGACCATTGCGTGCACGATTCTTGGCAGGGGTCGTCAGCCTGACGCCGTGGGCGTTGGTGCCGCCCTTGGATAACATCTTCACGTGGTCGATGTCTTTGCCCTCGCGCTTGTCGGCCTTGCCGTTGCCGTTCTTGTCGGCTCCGGTTTTGTCCATGGCACGACGTGCGCGTTGGCGCTCCATGCGGTCAGCGAGTTCGCCTCGCTCCTTCTGCTTCTGGTACTCCCGTTTGTACGGGCGTGGCGACTTGGTATATGGCATAACTTACTCCACGATGTGTTTTTGTTCCATCCGGGTGAGTTTACTCCTGACCTCGTGCATCAGGGTACCATCACGCAGTAAGACGTTTACGATTAAACCGGCAACCATCTGCTGAATCTTCCCTCGGTTGCCGCTGTCTATGGTCTGCTCGGCCATGCGCAGGTTCAACTGATGGATTCGCTCGTCCTCGGTCGGGTCGATCATCCGCATCAGGGACATCACTACGCGCTTGTCCACCTCGCGCTCCATCATCAACGCAAGGGTGGCGGTGTCTTGGGTAGGTAGTTCGCTCATCATCCATTCCTTCCGTTGTGAGGGCACGCCAGAACAATACAGTGCTTCTTGCACAGTCCTGACGTGCGGGGGTTCCATACGTTCGTCGAGTACGCCATCTTCATCTTGGCGTAGTCGGTCAGCCACTTCTGCCACAGAGTCGGCTCGTCCTCGCGGGTGTACTCGGCCTTCGGGAACTCGTTGGAGATCACGAACAGCAGGCCCGACTTGACCCGGTTGACTTGGGGGAAGTGCTTGAACACGGCCAGCGTCATCAACTCCAACTGGCCCTTGTCGGCGTACTTCGCACTCTTGCCGGTCTTGTAGTCCAGCACGAACGCCATGTCGCCTCGTAAGATGATCAGGTCGGCGATGCCTCGCCACCACACATCCGGTGCCTTGAACCCGCACGCCTCAAGGTTCTCAGTCAGACCCATCTCGTACTCGCACAACTTCTCACCCTCCATGGCCTTGAGCCTGTCGAGCGTCTTCTGCGCGTAGGAAAACTCCGGGGGCAACGGCTTGCCATCACGGATGTAGAACTCGGCGGCTTCGTGGAAGCGCGTACCGTAGATCAAGTGCTCGGCGTTCTGATCCTCCTGAAAGTCTTTGGCGACCTTCAGGTGGTAGTACTTCTTCGGGCACTGCTCAAATGTCTTGATGGACGAGAACGACCATGCGGGTATCTTGGTCATCACAGCACCCTCATCAGTCTATGCACCAAGGCATGTTCCTGCGCGATCACCAACGAATGGGTTGCGTCCCCCAACTTGGCCGTCGTCTCGCAGAAGTCCCACATCAGCAGGTGCAAGACTTCGTGCAAGGCCAGCCGCTCCGGGTTCCACTCGATGCCGAAGTCACCTTCGTTTTGCTTGGTGAGGCGAATGGATGCGTGACGCGCCACGTGGTTGCACGTGGTCTGCGCGGCAACCCGATCACCGATCTGCTCGTGCGAGATCGTGACATGCCACTCGTGCAAGCCGAATGTGTTGATCAGTTCCTCGGCCTTGGCCTTGAACTTGGCGAAGTCTTCGTCGGTAAAGATATGGGTTTTCACAGCGACTTCCCTTCAGGTGCGATGGCACTGAGCACACTGTTGGTGACGGCTTCTTTCGTGGCCTGCATGGACTTGGCAAGGGCTTGCGAATACACCTCGGCGGTTTGCGGGGCGTCATGCTCCTTCTTCCGGGCCTGCACTCGTTGCATGCACGTTAGGATCGCAACCTTCTCCTCCTCAGAGTAGAGTTCGCCGGAGGCTTCTTGCAACAGGTCGTCCATGACTTGTTGCAGTACCTCTTGCCTGTCCTTGGCACGCAGGTCGTTCCAGTTTCGGCGACACCACTCGGTGAACACCTTGGCCGCTTCGCTTGCGTCACCCTCAAACTTGAAGTCGCCGTCGCTGAAGTCCATGCGGCCCACC